GCAGATATGTTGTTCGGTTTCTTGGTTATCGTGCCAAGAAAGTGTGTAGTGGGACATGATAGTTTCAACTCCAGTACGCTATTATTTATTATAGCGACTAGGTATAATTACGCATTGATGTGTGGACTCCCACACCTAACTACACTCTTTTTCTTCTTATCTTAACAATCGAAATACCTGCTATTAATCCTGCTATAACACCTAATGTTGAAATCGCAACGACTGTGCTGAATATCATTTCAACGGGAACAAAAGGTTGTGCCTCCCAAGTGCCTGGTAGAGTATATACGGATGGATTTGAACCAAAAATCATTTTACTAAATCTTTTCTATATGTATATTATAGCAGTTAAAATTTGGTTGGCAAGTAAACTTTACTTAATAATATCTTCAAGTTTAAATAATGAAATAAATTCAATTTCATTATTATCCCATACCTTATGATTCTCTTGTCTATCTACGATTGCGATAACACGATTTACAATATAACCTGCTTCTCTTAAAACATTCACTGCTTTGATTGCACTACTACCAGTTGTAGTTACATCTTCTAATACTGTAACAACAGAACCTTTGGGTGGCTTATTGCCTTCAATCACTTCTTTTGTACCATAACCTTTTGGATTCTTCCTTACGATTAGAGCATCAATATGTTTACCAGAATAATATGCCTTCTGTGCAATGCCACAAACTAATGGGTCAGCACCAAGTGTAAGACCACCAACTGCAACAGATTCATCCTCTATGTGTTCTATCATTAAATGAGAGCACAACGCATTACCTTCACAAGATAACGTAACTGGTTTACAGTTGATATAATGTTCTGATTCTTTACCAGATGATAGTGTAAACTGTCCGTGTTTATATGCTCTTTCTTTTAAAAGATGCAACAATGTCTTTCTATGTGTTTCCATAGTTATATTCTACCATAATAATTTATATTGGCAACTAGCAATTCTTATTTAAGTCTTCTGCCATACTTCCACCAATTTCTGCACCTTGATTACCACTAAACATTGTTACCCAACCAGCAGCAACCCAACCAACAAAGGGAATACTAGAGAGAGTAGGAGCAGCAGCAGCACCAACGCTGGAACCCACGAGTCTTCCTGTTCCTTCTGCACCTCCGATTGCTTTGATACACGCTTCGGACTTTCCTCCGTTTGATGAGATGATTGTTGTGGTTGGTTTATGGTGTACTGCACCGTCCATCGTGTACTGTTCAGTAACTTTTTCAATGTTGTTAGCCAATCCCAGAAAGCCACCCTTCTTTTTAATATCCCTTTCCACACGCATCACTTTTGGATCGTTTGCTTTGTAACTAATTCGATATCCATCTTTCCCCACCTCTGCTTCATATGATGTATAAGGACCAACTGGTAAGTTGATGCTTGGTAATTTACTCTCACGATTTGAAAGAGTTCCTATCATACCAATGTGAGATAAACCGATAAGTCCTCCTAAACCCAGAGCGAACCATTTACCCCATTTCACTTGTTTTTCCATTATCCTTTCTTAGGTGGTACTGAAGGAGCAAGAACCATTGGTGCTTGCTCGATTCTTATTGTTTGTGCGGGTGCTGCTTGAGTTGCTTTATCTATAAGCATTTCCATATCTTTTTTGGATATGTTTGCTCCACCACTAGATGCTGATTTACCTTTATTTTTACCTGCTTCGACACCAAAAGTAGCTAGAACCCCTGTGAAGACCGAAGCTATGAAAGTTGGATCAATCTTATCCTGTTTTGCAAAACCAGGAAAAGTAACATAATTAAGAGTTAATATTCCACCTGCCCAGATTAAAATTCCAAGCCTTACAAAAGTGCTCAGAATTGCCATCTGCTCTTCTTTATCATCCACTGCCTCTTTTAGTTTACCTAGAGGACCTTTAGGTTTTACTTCTTCTTTTTTAACTGCTTCAGCCATGGGATCACTATGTCTACATTATATATAGACACTTAATCCTCAAAAAGAGAGTGGTACGGGTGATGCAGGTGCTTCTGGTGTTGGAGTTGATGGTGATGGCAATCCTAAACCTCCTCCACCTATACCTCCTAAATCTCCAAGACCACCAAGTTTTTCGGTGACTGCTTCCATTACCTTGCCTTTGACGCTATCGATAATCGCATCCTTGCGTATGAATACGTAACCGCCAAGACCAACAACGGTGAGAGATATAACACCACTTGTAATAGCGATTCCATTTACTATTTTCTGTAACATAATACTATTTAATACAAATTATATATCATACTCGCTACCCTCTCCCATATATTCAAGAGAAACGATATTATGATTGACGTTTTTATCCTCTCTTAATAACCACTCTGCAAATTCTTGACGTATAGAAACTGCATCTTTAAGTTGTTCAATATCACCTTCTGTGCATAGTTCGTTCATTCGGTCTATTGACCAATCATAAGTAGTTCTAAGATTTTTCGTGAAACTGTCCATAATCCTTACGCATATAGCGTCCGAGTATGTTGCTATTATAATACATTGGTGTTCCATCGTCAAGTGACTCCATCAACACATTGTGTAAAAACAATTGTTTTGTCTCTTCGTAATTTACTTTTCCAAGGGTTGTGTGGAGGGAGAGGATTTCTCTTCTGAAAGTACCTCTACCAAGTCTTCTAACATCTTGTTTAAGTTCATCAGAGCTTCCGTAATATCTCTTCCAATCCGACTCGCTTGTAACTCTTCGCTTTCCTCCTTTTGGTTTTCTTTTCTGTACGAAGTATTTTCTTCCAATATATTTCCTTCCTGTGCTAGTATTGGTGATGCAGTAAATAAACCCGTAGTAGTCGCCAATATCATCAGAGGTAAAAGGACGACCTTCGTATATCCAAGGGTTTTCATAATCGACTTCCAAAGTAGTAATCATATTATAACACATTCATATCTATATATCCATAAATATCAATAAACGATTATATAGATGACTGTTTACAGAAAAAATATAAGTATCAATGTCGGTGAAACATTTAGTGAAGATTTGACATTACTAAGTGCTGATGGATCTGGTGTTGTTGATTTGACAGGGTTTACTGCACAGTCACAATTAAGAAAACATCCATCTAATCCTCGTTTTGCAGATATACAAGTCGGCATAGTTAATGCCACTCAAGGATTAATTAATTTGTCAATTGCAAGCACCATCACTGAAAATCTACAAGGTGGTAGACACGTATATGATATCATACTAACTCGACCTAGTGGATTTAAATTTGTTGCAGTTGAAGGTAATGCACTTGTAAGATCAGGTATCAACACTATGGTGCATTATTATGGTTCCCCATAAATAAAAATAAAAATATATGGCAGTCTTTAGCACTAACTTATTAATATACAAGCACACTGACTTTGAGCAAACTTTTATACTTGAAGACAGTCAATCTAATAGTGCCAAAGACTTAACAGGTTTTACTGGCACTTGTAAGATGCAAAGAACATTGAATCTTGGTAGTTTAACAAGTTTTACTTTAGCATTTACAAATAGAGCACTCGGTAAAGTTAGAATATCTTTATCATCATCACAGACAGCAAATATTGAAGACGGTAAATATTTTTACGAATTAATGTTAACGGATCCGAATGGTGTTGTAGAAAGAGTGATTGAGGGAGTTGTAATAGTAAAACATCCAGTCACTTACCCATCAGAAGCACCTCTTACTCCTTTTGTTCCTCAAGTTCCTTAGATTTAAAATAAAAACTCTCACACCTAAAATAAATTCTAAGTTGAGAGTATTTTGATTTGTTGTAGTTGTATTCGATTGGTTTGGAGTATTCTCTGAATGGATTTCGATGAATTGATAGTTTGTCGTATTTTGATAGCATATAGTACCTAAAGGCACTTTATTTATACGATTTTGGTATCAATTATGGCACAAAGTCAGGAAAATCATACGGACCATTTAACTTCTTTTCTAACTCTCTTTCATCTAAAACTTCGTGAATAATATCTTTTAATTCTTTCTTCAAAGCATCAGATATTAAGTTAATTTGTTTTGGTTTTACATCAGGAATTCGAGCACGTTGTTCTTCAATACTCATACTATCATCTGTGCTTGTCCCATAGGACATTCCTTGGGTATCAATTTTCATAATAACTATTTTTTGTAATTATATAGTAACTCAAAATCCTCAGACACACCAACTCCAGGTTGATAGTTCTGAGGATTCTGTTTTGCAAGTTTGACTGACTTTAGATCACCGATAATGTCAGCACGATTAATAACGGGTTTCATAATTACTTTCCGTAATAAATTTTCTCTCCTACTTTTTTATCTCCAGAACCTTTTCTGACATCATCAACTCTTTTATTTCCACCTATAGGTGATTTATCTCTTGCTTTGTTTAACAAACCTGGCACAGGATTTTTAATATTTAAAAATTTAGGTCCTATGTATCCATCACCTGGTTTTTCAGTTAGAGTTTTTTTTTGAGCCTCTACAATACCTTGAATTGTTTCTGCATCCATCTCAGTCATCACATAGTTTGCTTCTTCTATTGTAGCAACTTGTTCAGAGGATAGCAAGTATTCAAGAACTAAATCATAAGCATCAAATTGTTTACTTTCAAAAGAATCAAAATCAGGTTCTGCTTGCATTCTAGCATTAAACCTTTTTTGCATTGCATCAGCTTCCTTCTTAGAATATTTTTTTCCGTCTGTTCTGTTTTTGTTTAGAAGTTTATCTGTAGCAGTTTTTGTATCTTTTGTTGGAACACCCTTACTTGGACTACCTGAGACAGTTGAAGAAACTGAACCAGTTTTAGAATCTTGTTTTGTTGTAACTGTTTGACCAGGTTTAGGATTGACCTTTTGAACCTCCTTTGCTGCATTAGTACCAACATTTTTCTGTAATAATTTTTGTCTCATTCCAGGACCGACCTTACTCAAATCTACATCTTTACCACCGACATTAACTGTTTTTACACTACCAGATGTTTTTTTGTTTGCTACCTCTGCTTTATTTTTTGCTGCTTGCTCCTTACCTTTCTGACTAATACCAAATGAACCTGCTTTTAACTTATCACCTGATGGAGTTGCAGCTGCTTTTTGTTGTGCTTGGGGTGCTGCTGGTTTTTCTTGTGCTTGGGGTGCTGCTGGTTTTTCTTGTGCTTGGGGTGCTGCTGGTTTTTCTGGTGTAGCAGTTGCAGTTGGTTTATTTTTCGCTGCTAATCTTGCCTTTGCCATCGCTTGAGCTCTTTCTTTTCCAGACAATTGGGGTTTTCCTGCTGCTTTATCCGCTTGTCTTTGCTTGAACATTTCCTTAGCTCTAAGTTTTGCTTTCTCTTTATTCTCTGCTCTTCGTGCACCAGGAGTTCCTCTCTTCACAAAACCAGCACCTTTATCTTTCTTGATAAACTTAGAATCTTGACTCCCCATCTTTGGTTTTGCTTGTGGAGTTGGAGTTGGAGTTGCTGCTGCTGGTTTTTTATCTTTAAACATAGATAAATCACCGCTAGATGGTTTTCCACCTCCTTGTGCACCAATTTCATTTACACGAGTGCCTGGTACTACTTTTGGATTCTTTGCACGAATTTCTGCTGTAGATGGTATTTTTTTCTCAGGTCTTGGTTTTGCTCCGATTCCTCTTACGTTAGTTGGATTACCTACACCGCCACCTGCACCACCTTGAGGAGGAGTCGCTGGTTTGAAAGCATTAGCTCTATTTTGTGCTAATTGTGCGGATGAAGAACCTCTCCTCTCTTCAAGATTTTCAGGTTTAGAAACCTTCTCAGCATAAATTTTCGCAATCTCTTGATATTCCTTTAAGTCTCTAAACATTTTAATACTATATTCTACTAAGATATTTATATCTTAACTTTTCTTTGGATATTTAACATTAGTAAAACCACCTTTTTCTCCTGGTGATAGACTAAATCTTTTAGTTCTAATCTTTACTTCAGGACTTAACACTGCTTTTGGTTTTGCCTCTTTTTTATTTCCTGCCAAGAATCCAATACCCGCACCAGTCAAAGCACCTTTAGCAAATTTTCTAACTGTAGGTGATGAAAGTAAACCAGCGACTACAACACCTCCGAGACCACCTTTCTTAACTAAAGATCTTCCACCTGGTCCTAAACTTTTAAGTCCTTTATATACTTGTGGTAAATTCTTTTTAACTCCTTTTCCGAACCCACTTTTAGCAAATTTTCCTTGTGCACTCTGTAGTGCTCTAGTTTGTTTTGTCACAACTCGTTTTGGTCTAGGATTAGGATCAGGTTCAGGGAATCCTAAAGCTCCACCTTTTCCAGTTGGTGGTTTTGGTGGTTTACCACCTCCCATAGCTGCATCTTTTTGAGCTTTAATTGCTGCATCTTTCGCTGCTTTATTTTCTTGTCCTCTATACTTATTACCAATTCCTTTAGAGTTTGTAACCTTTTTACCTGCTCTTACACTCTTAAAGACATTAGTTGTCTTAGGTTTTGGTGTAGTCTCAGGTGCCATTCCAACATCTTGTCTTGTTACTTTTGGATCAGGTTTTGAAACTTTTTTAACTGGTTCTGTCCTCATGGTGGCTTTATTTCTATCCTTAAAGTCTTGAAGATCTCTATCAAATTTTGAATATGATTTTGGTAATTTTATATCACTTGGTTTAGTATTAACAAATTTTTTAGTAATTTTTCTTGGTGTCGTAGATTTACCCATATCTAAACCACCTTTAACAGGTTTTGTACCAAAATCTTTTGCTACTTCTTTAGATGCTTTACTTGTATCAACATCAAATGGATCTGGTGTTCCCTGTTTAGTTGCTCTAGTTAATCTTTTTTGTATTTTCCTTGGTCTATCAGGTGCAGTAAAACCTATATCACCTGTTGATATTGGTTTACCAGTTTCACTACCTTTAATCTTTTTAAGATTCTGTGAAAATTCTGAACGATTTTTGTTTGCTTTATTAACTTTTAACGTAAAATCCTTTGCTTTCTTTGATACCTCAGATTGCTTAATTGGTTTTGTTATATTAACCTTTACTGGTGTGGTTCCTTTACTTTTTTTTCTTGATGTTGGATTTAAATTAACTTTAGCACCTGTCTCTGCACCAGATCCTTTTGACTTAGAACCTATTCTTGTTCCACCACCAATCTTTGGATATTCACCAGTAGCATATTTCTTTGCATCTTTTACTGCTGACTTACCAGTAACATCAAACATTTTTTTGTTGTCTTTTGCTAGTTGCTTCTCAGTAGTCGCAGTTTTTTTCGATATTTCTTTAGTTCCAAAATTTTTGTTCAGCAACTTCTTCATATCCGACCTTTGCCTGTCGGAAAATGTTTGCTCATTCAAATTTATTCTTTTTTCTCTAATTCTCTCAAACAGGCTCATCGTCTGAAGACACTTTTTTAGTATTTATATCATAAGATTCATAGGCATCATAATCACCAAACAACCAAGCATCTGCTGCAGCTGCTTCACGATATGCTTCAATACTCATATCTTTCAAACCTTCTACCTCTGATTCAGTTTCAATAATTTTAACTCTAGGTTGTGTGTATCCATCCCAACCTTTATGAATCTCTTTCACTTGCTCATCCACACTTGCCATTTCCATTTGTATCTTACCCTCTATCCATATCTTTTTCAACCAAGCAACGAAACCTAATGCAAGATGTTGGAGGTATGGGTTTTTAAATTTCTTCTTAACCCATCTCTCTGCTTTTGCATACCAAGGGTCTACACCCTTACCAAACTGTTTTTGAAATTCTATTTTCATTATTCTAACCTTATGTTGAATGAAACTGAAATACGATCTTCTTGTGACATATTTTTTTTAACATCATGTTTCAAATATGATGGAAACATTATTATTCTTCCCTCCTTGGGTGTATAATAGTAACTTTTAAAAATAGCATATTCTCTTTTAAAATCATCACGATATGAGTTTACTTCTCTATATGTTTGAAACCCAACAGGAGAATCAAATACAATATCACCACAATCTTTAGGTGCCTTGACCCATAAAACACCAGATAAATCACAATCAGGATGGTCGTGTGTTACATTATAATCACCTGTTTTATTAATATTTACCCAAGCATCCATAAATGCGTAAACATTATTTTTGAATCTAGGAAATTTATTAATACAATTTATTAATAAATTATGCAATATGTCGTCTGAATCATTAACATCAAAATCAAATGACTGCCATCCACCTTGATTTGATTTTTCGCTTGCAATAGGATCTTTTTCCCTTAGTTTGTAGGCATAATCAATAAGATCACTTTGTATTTCACTAAATCCATTCACATCAAATTGATGTATTGGAACAGGAAATATAAGATTTGTACTATAATTTAAATCCACTAAATGTATCTTTCTTCACATCCTGTTTAATACCACCGACAATGTAGGATTCTACCTCTGTCTCCTGTGGTGCCACTTGTAATCCTTTTGAGGATATCCAATGCTCTGTCCAAGGCAATGGATTATTTCTTGCTGGAATGTCGTAAACTGGTTTCAAACCAATTGCTCTCATTCTACGATTTGCTACCCACTCAACATACTGATGTAGCAGTTTGTCATTCAGACCAATCATACTACCATCTTTAAATAGATACTCTGCCCATCTCTTCTCTTCGTTTACACAACGGTCAAACATACTGTATGTCCATTGCTCTTCTTCTTTGATGATTTCCTTCATCTGAGTATCATCACCCTTCTTCCAGTTGTTTATGATGTTCTGAGTTATTGCCAAATGGAGGTTCTCATCTCTTGCAATAAGCGATATGATTTTCGCAGACCCTTCCATGAGTTTAAGCTCACCAAAAGCAAAACTACA